ATCTAATATTCCTTGCTCAATACGATTCATGTCAGATGCTTCTACTATTTCGTTATTTTGCCAATTTGTTTTTCCAATATAAGCCATCTAATTTACACCCCTTCCTTTATTAAGATATTATGCTTTAGTATGACTCTTTCTAATATTGGTATATAGACTACTGAGTTCGTAAGCACCGTTCCGACTGAGTCGAGCAATTCAATCTGAGTAACTTCTGAGATTCCATCAGTCTCTGAAATCTCATACTCTACTGTGACCAGGTTATTGGCCGCCGCTTTTGTTACAAACGCCGGGACCATAAAGGTTCCATTGATTCTCACACCTGCAATATCCGATGCTGTAAAGGTTGCCATGTGATTAAGTAAATCTTGTTTAACTGATGGAACATTTGCCATTTTTATCACCCCCATATTTTCTAATGATGTAAAAGGTTTTTGTCCTAATACCCAAGTAGTGCCTACTCGATAGTTAAAAGAAACCTGAGTTAAGTTAATGTTTTCGGATACATGAATTTTCGCAGCTACAAATGGTTTATTTATAAAAGCAATATTAACCGGTTTCAATCTATTTATTGTTACCAATATTTCATGAAACCATATCTGATTAACTGCTGAGCTTTCTACATATAGAGTATAATTAGCATAATCCATATAAGCTTCCCATTTACCAACTCCAATTATTTCGTCCAATCTTTTCTTTAGAAAGGAGAACGTAAAAGGGGGAGTCATAGATAATCGGTTAATTATTCTATCTACTCTAAATTGTATACTCTCTGTTGATGGATTTGGTATTATATTTAACATTTTTTCATATTGCTCAATACCATCAATATCGCTGGTTAATACAAATTGATTGTTTCTTACTTTTTTCGTTTCACTATTTAAGTCCTGAAATAGTAAATCTTCAGTGCTCATTAATTCATCTGTTTCTAAAACATCCTTGTAAATATTAGGCAGATAATTTTTAAGATTGGACATTTATTATCACCGTCCCTAATTGAGGCAGTTCTTGAGTAGCCGCTGACTGCTCAAGAACTAAATCTTGTGCAAAGCCATTTATTAAAGTATCAGTAACATTCGCCACCCCATTTACACTAAGAATAGCTGAATTTATTCGAGCAATGTATACTGCTAAAGTATATTGATTTAGGTCATCCCCAATCCCCCAAGCTTTTCGGAGGGACAATAAATACTCTGCGATAGCTTGTTGAACTAATGATTCGACTTGAGGTAGGTTATAACCACTATTTAAAACAATCGTTGTTTCAATGTTTATTGCAATTTCGGTAGGAGTAGTTATAGTTACTTGATGACCAATAGGTGCTAACCCTAATCCAGTTCCTTGAACTCCTTGAGCATTCTCCGGGTCAATCATATTTTGTAGAGTGTTAATGAAGTCTTCGGAGATGGCATTATATTCTGCATCAATAATACTACATTTAACAGTTCCACCACCATTCCAAACTGGATAAATCTGAACTGCCCCTACCCCATCAATAGCTTTTAATGTTTCATCATATTGGGCAAGATTCCCTCCGAATGGCCTTTGATTAATAGTTAAAAAGTAGCGCGTTCTTAGTTCCTCATCTGTTTCAGTATCTCTTGCAGGGATAATCAAATCAGTCATAGTAGCTGATTTTAAATTTGGAATATAGGTAATTGGAATTAAAGCTCCTACATAACCATTACCGACGGTTCCGGGTTCCTCACAAATAAGTTTATAAGTTCCCGGAACAACAGTTCCAACTTCATCAGTATAAACTTCTGATACATAATAGTTAACATTTTTATCCTCCGATATAATAGAAAAGCGGCTACCAATAGGTATCAGAGCTGGTTCATCTGAATTATTTACAAATGTTCCTTTTTTAACAGCATAAGTAGCTGCATACCGAGTTAATCCCTGTTCTGCAACTCTTAAATCTAAATATTCTCCGCTTGCGGTTGACGCATAAGTATCAATAAGTATCTTACGAAGGTTCATATAATACTCGGCTAGCTCATAGCATGCTGGAGCCAAGGCATCATAGATAATACTTCCTTCTCTTTTATCAATTGTATCAGGAACTCTTGATAATGCTTGTTCCATCAAATATTCAAATGTGTATTGTTCTAAATAATCTCCAATCATACTATTATCACCTCTGTATTAATATTTACTGACCCTACTACGGAGTTAACCGTAAAAGTAGCACTCATTCTATCAATCGCAGTTTGTTCCGCAACAAAGTCTGTTATACTTAAAATTCTATCATCTGCAAGAAGAGCTTCTGTAATAGTTCTTTCTAAATCTGAAACAATGAAATCATAATCTTTTCCAATTAATCTATCCAACTCCACTCCATATTGTGAACTATATATTACATAGGCATAACGTTCTGTATAAAGGATTTTCATAACTAATTGCCTAATAGCTTCTTCATTATCTATCTTGCCACTAATCCTCTTTCTTTCAAAGTCTAATTTATAGGTCAACGAGGGTTGGCTGACTACCTCTAAATTAGTTAAATCTACTTGTTGTTCAGGTATCATTCGATTCCCTCCTCTCTTTCAAGAACATAAAACATCTGTCCTTGATTTACACGTAATACTCTTACCTTATCCCCTACCCTTAATCCTCTCCATAGGATAATATCAGGCAATGCTGAAATTGCTGTTTCTTTTACCAATGCCGATAAGATTAAGAATTTCTCATCAACTTCGAATCGGTTATCAATCTTTATTTTTAGAGGAGAAACAGAAGTTACTACTCCAAATAGTAAATCAGTTGTTTCCCCTGCAGGCATCTTGCCAACCTCTTGCATTATTTTTAATAATTTATTCCCTGCCATTATATACTCACCTGCACTTCCAATTGCATTGTATGCAAATCATTTTGAAATGTATGAGAACAAGATGTAACCATGAAATATTGATTAATGGCTACTCCCTCTTTTTGTAAATCACTGATTCCAAGAACTACACCACTACCTGCTGACACCTTCAGGTCTCCAAGACAATCTAATTTTAATTTCTTAGTTACCCTATTCTTCAGCTTTAGAATCATTTCAGCTCTTGCTCGAATCTGTGCAGCATTTGCATTTTCATCCATCTTTTCAAAATATTGTAATAATCCCCATTGCTTAATAGTGTTACTATCTTTAACAATATAAATTTCTCTTTTCTTTGTTTCTTTGTTTTCCTTAATCAATTTAACTTGGTTATAAGTATCACCATCTATGGAGCTTTCATAATCGAAATCAATTAGTAAGCTTTCATCTCCGATAAACAAATCTGTCTTCATTGAGTTAATACTAATAAATTGTAGTTTGCCAAAGTTGTCTCTTATCATATACCAATTTCCGGTGTTGATTAAGGTTTCGTCTATTGCATGTTGAATGATTTCAAATAATGTTTTGTTATCATGTACTCTTGGTGAAACTATATAGGAACTTGCATCTTTAACTTCAAAGGATAATTTAAAATCGCTACATAACTTTGTAAATATTTGTGAAGCTGTTAAATTTGATAATACATAAGTGTCTTTGTTCTTTAAGTATCTCATCTGGTCATAAGCTGTTACCGAGACTTTTTCGTCCTTCTTCTTTCCCTTTTTAAAGATATAACCAAAGAAAACTCCTTTGCCATCTACTTTAAAAGAAATAGGTGAGCCTTCGCTTATAGTCACTTCAGTATCGTCAATATAGTTAAAAGTTAATTTTCCGGGCTGATTGGTTAATGTAGTCTCCCATGTAGCATTAGTAATCAATTCACTAATATCATAAACCACGCCACTTTTACTATCTTGTACAATCGCTTCTATATTCATTAACTCACCCTTTCTATTTATGCTTTATCTGATTTTCTGCTACCCAGCCTCTATATCCACCACTTAGGGTTGTAATATGATATCTGTATTTACGCTTTTTATCTGCTACTATATGACTAATCTTTCCGGTAAAGTTTTTAAATGTTCCATGAGGATTATCCCCATAACTAGTATACCAATAGTTTCCATTAGCTATAACAATATCTCCAATAGCAAACCCAGTCTTCGGTCTTTTCGTTGCCGGTGGGGGAGTTACCTTTGCTGGTTTAGCTTTATTAGCTGGTAAGGTAATTTTAACAACCTTCGATGAAAATGGTTGATACTCTTTAATGTTTAAACTATAATGAATATCATCATCTCCAGCTTTTAATCCATATTCTAAATCCTCAATAGCAGCTAACATATTGATTTTAGTATCACTAATTATGAATCTAAACGGTTTTTTCCCCGCCCTAATCTTTTCAAAGAAATCTATATAGAATTGAGGCTTTTCAAACTTTCCTTTTGTTAGGACATATGGAGCGTTAGCATCATTAGGAAGAAAGCTCTCTATTGCTAAAGTTTCTAATTTCTTTTGTCTTAATAAATTTATTTCTCCAAGTTTAACAATTTCCTTTGTCTTGTTATTCCCAGAGGAAGTTATCATAATCTCCTCCGGGTTAACTGGAAGTTGAACAACCTGATTATTAAATTCAAAGAAAAATCTAATAGCCATTATGCTCCCTCCCCTACTAATGCACTTGCATATGCTTCTTCTACCATTTCCTCTATTACTTCAAGGATTTTATTAACATCTGCGGTTTCTCTTACATCTCCAAACTGTACAGTCATTTCAGGTCTTAATGTTGTATACTTATTAACAAATTCCGTAGCTGCTACATCCTTTAACAACTTAATATCTTCTTCTGAAATGTTAACTTCATTTTTCAATGCCTTTGTGTTATCTGCAATCCCTTTTGTATTATCTGCAATATTTGCAATATCATAAGGATTCATGTAATCATCAGGACTTGGTATATTAGTATCAAATAAATCTCCAATGCTAAAATTTGAAAGGGTATCTTCAATACCTTCACCGAATGCATAACCTGCATCCCAAGCAGCGCCATATTCCATTCTATAATCAATTTGTGGTGCTGTTCTTTCAATTGTAATTGCATTTTCATTCTTACCCCATGCTAATACACTATCTTGTAAAGAAGAAAGTCCTGCTGTCCAATCAGTGCCAAATATAGCATCAATAATTTTAGTTACAATCTTACCTAATGATAAGAACCAAGATATAATTTGTCCAATCAAATTTGCAACTGCATCACCAAAACTATTGAAACCACCATTTACTGCATTTAATACCCATTCTATTATTCCAATAAATGGTTCAACAAATGTAGTCCAAACCATTTGTATTATTGCATTTATTAGCCCAATAACAGTGTTTAGAATAAATGCTGCTGCAACAGCAAGTACTCCCATTATAATTCCTGTTGCACTGACTGATGTTCCTGCCAATTTATTGAATGCTGCAACTGCCAAATAAATCACTATAATGATTGCAATTATCCCAAGTATAATCCAAGTGATAGGACAAGCAAGTAAAGCTGCATTGAACCCATGTTGCGCTGCTGTTGCTGCAAAGGTTGCCCCTGTTTGAAGCATTGTTGCTGCGGCATGAACACTTGCCCTAAAAGCTGAAATTGCTTGAATTCCATTTGTGATTGCTTGCACTGTATTATAAGTAAGCAATGCTGTAACATAAATTCCAAGTGCTGTTGCTGCACCAAGAATTATCGGTTCAATGATTGACCAATTTTCAGAAATAAAACCTGCAACTTGTGCTACCAAATCAAATATTTCCATGACCAAACCTGAAACAAATACCAAGGTCTTTGTAATTCCTTCAACCATCACTTGGAAGTGGTCACTATTGACGAGTTTTGATAATTTATTAAATATTGGTCGAAAAGCCATCATCGCATTATTCTGAATAGAAGTCATTGCCTGCCCAAATGTCTTTGGCATACTTTCAAACTGTTTATTGATTTTGTCTGTTGCACCAAGTATTGCATTCTTTACAATATCTGCGGTTATCTGACCATCACTGGCCATTTCTCTTATCTGCCCGATAGGGACATCAAGATAATCAGCAATAGTTTGAATAATATTAGGTGCTGTTTCAAACACTGCATTAAGTTCTTCCCCACGAAGAACACCTGAACCTAAAGCCTGTGTCAATTGTAAGCTTGCAGAAGCCATTTCCTGCTGTGAAGCACCTGCAATGACAAACATTTTGTTTAAGCTTTCAGCAAATGCAATTATTTCCATGTTGGAACTAAAAGCATCCCCAGCTCTTTGACCAAGTTTTGCTACAATATCAGCGGTGTCCGCATATGAACCTCTTGACCTTTCTGCTGATAAATATATTTGATTCTGTAGGTCTTGAGTTGACTGTAACCCATCATTCATTAAATTCAACCTTGCAGTTGTTTGAGTCATCTCATCTACTACATTAGTTACTTTGGAAATTCCTTTCATAACTGACTTAAATGTGTATATAGCGGAGGCCGCAGTAACTAATGGGTTTTTCCATCTGGAAATGGATTCTTCTACTCTTCTTGAAGTGGTAGGTATTTCATCCATTCCTCTATTGAAATCATTTAAGGCGTCTGATGCCGCTTGTACATTTCTTTTAACCCTATCAAAGGCTGTATTACTTACTCCATCCATTCCTGCCATAATATCTACAGTGGATTGCATGGATTTAATTATACTTTTTAAAACTGGAGTCATTTTATCTTGCAATAAAATAGTATTCTTAACTGTTGCCATTAGCGCCTGCGACCTCCTTTCCTCTTAATTTTAGCAGCTTCTTTCTTTTCTTGCTCTAACCTCTCATTTATCATGGCTATTACCATTGCTTTTTCCTTGAAAGGGAGGTTTGCGAAACGGGATGGTTCCCAATGAAATTTATTCAAAGCGTAATATGCATACCACGTTTCGCCATCGCCCTCCCTTAAGAGTTTTTTGCTTCTTCTACCGCATCCTCAATATCTTTATCAAATCCAGACAATGCTGTAATTTGCTGAGCGAGTTCATTTATTTCCCCCGCCAATAAACTCTTGTATAAGAATTGTTCAGGAGTTTGACATCCTGCTTTCTTAATACTTTCAGCATCCCTAAAATTAGGTTCCAATGTATGGTTCAAAACAACAAGTTCGTTGAAAGTTTTACTATCAAACTCTACCTTCTTACGTCTACCAATTTTAGTAGATAACTTCTGATACTCGGAGAATTCTGGGCCGGTCATTCCCTTAATTTTGAAAGGGAACTTTGCAAGCCTTGCTGAAACAATTACTTCAGCTGTTAAGTTGTCTACAGGGTTTTCTATTAAGAATTGTAACAATTTACTCATTTATATTCCTCCTTTTATA